TCGTCGTAGAGGTGCGTGCGCACAAACAGCTTCTCGGCCTGCTCGTACCGCGATCCCTGTGATATCACTGCGTCCCCTTCACTCCCACTGATGTGCCGCTCAACCACGAGGAAGTCGTGGAGGCGGCAGAAAGCGAGCCGAGCGGTGTCGGTCGCAAGATGTACGTGAACTTGCCTGGCAGCGAGTTGGTGCGCCTGCCCACCTCAGGGATGGACTTGGCACTGGAGGCGTCGAAGATGACGTTCTGATTGCCCTCCTTGCCAACGTAGAAGGCAACATGACCGGAGCGCAGCAGGATGTCCCCCGACAGCAGTTCACCGAACGCTCCTGTCAATGGCAGCAGTTGGAACTTGGCCGAGTTGTTGCGAGCGATGCGGATCATGTCGTCCGTCGAGGGGTGGCTGTTCCAACCCAATGCCGTGCCCTGTCCCGTCTTGATGTACGCCTCGCTCACGAGGCCGGAGCAGTCGGCCGAGGACGGCAGGTTCCAACGACCACGACCGCCATCGTTGAGATAGTCAGTCCACGGAGCGTCGTCAACGTCCTTGCCACTGGGACCACCCTGAACGACGTGATCTATGGCCCACTGCATCGCAGCGAGCCTGATCGCATGGTTGCCGTCGTTGGCGATACCGATCGTGCGCGCAGCGTCCCCGACTGTGCCGGTGTCAGTGATCGAGTCACGGAAGCTGCGGATCGCCTCGACCGTGGAGACTTCGTTGCCGAGCCATGAGATGGGTGAGGCCAGCCGTCCCTCATCGAAGGGGATCGCTGCCTCGGCCTGCAGTTCCTCCTTGCGGTACTCGGTCATGTCCTTGACCGGGCCGATGTATACAGCACGCATCTGGAGTTGGATCGTCATCCGTGTCGGCGTCATCCGGTGCGTGAACTTCTCGAAGTTGACACTGGCGTTGAGCGGGCGACCCTGAACCGTCAACTGCGGTGAGAACACGACGGTGATATCCCGAGGGTTGATCATCATCACACCGTTGTCGGGGATCGTCGTGCCCGACTGGTTCGGGTCAGTCGGTATCACATTGCGCACGACGAGATCGAAGTACTGGTAGTCCACGAACACACCGGGGTGGTCAGCCGCAGCAGCTTCCTCTTGACGATCGAAGAAGAGCGAGAACGAGAAGTCGAGGATCGACGGTGGAGCGACGAGGTTGCCTGACTGGTACACAGTGTTGAACGGATCGAGCGCTGACTGGTTGAGATACGACACGTAGTCACGCTGGATGCGCTCGGGGTTGTACATGAAGTAGAGCCGTGAGCGTGACATCTGATCGCCAGCCTGGAACTCGGCTCGCCTGATGTAACCGCGCAGGATGCGGGCGGGCAGTCCTGTCTCGGAATCCCGCAGTGCCGGGTGCAGCCGCCCTGCTGCACCCGACACGAACGGCGGATTGGAGAGCGAGCGGTCGCTACCCAACTGGTTGGACTGAAACCACTCGTAGGCGAACTGCTGACGGAACTGATCGTCGGTCAGATCAGAAGGCCGAGTTGCCAGAGCGGCTGGCACGTCCGCCCTGTTGTAGGGCGGACGTGTGCTCCAGCCGAACGCACGAGGTGCGAGCGTGGTCGGTCTGTAGGCGTTCTTGATCCCGTACGTGTACATCAGTTGGTCCTCGCCATGCGCCGGTTCATCTCGTCCTCCAGATAGTCCGCGATCAGTGACACCGTGCGCCGAATGTCGATCTGCGACCCGCCACCACCCAGCATGGAGCGGACAGCCTGGTCGCTCACACTGATTGTGTTACCACTGACGTGCATCACCATCGACCTGCCATCTGGCTGCGAGAAGTTGGAGTACTGCATGCGCTCGACATCACCGACACCGGCTGAGTGAATGGCAGCGCGAGCTTCCTCGACCTTGGCCCCGTACAACGGGTCGCCGTTCTTGTCCCAGCCGTGCGCCGTCATCGCCCACGGCTTCCAACTCCCACCAGCGTCCTTCCACAACTCGTAGGCGGCACGAATATTGGTAGCCGGATCGAACAGGTCGCTCGGGTTGTGATACAGACCCTCCCGGATGAAGCCTGGGTCGAGCGAGTAGTTGATCTGGAACAGGCCACGGTCGCCGTACTTGGGGTCCTTTGGCCGGTGGTCGGTGCGATGCGCCTTGGGGTCCCACGACGACTCACGACCGGAGATGGCGACGGCCTTGATCAAGTCCTCACCCTGCCAGTACTGCGAGGCGAGACGGGCCACTGTCATCGCTCGTTCGGAGGGCACGCCGCTGAACGACGCACCGGCAACGCCTTGCAGCGCACCGAGCGCCCCACCGGCAAGGTCGAACCCGGCACCGAGCATCCTCGGACCGATGGTGAGTTGTGATAGTGGGTTGAGGGGGTTGATCCCGAGCGGATTGACGAGCTTGCCGAGCCAACCACCGAGGCCGCCACCACTGCCGAAGCCCATGAGCTTGGACGGCAGACCGCCGATCGTGATCTGCTGAGTAGCAAGCCGCCTGGCCATGTCTTCGTCGGGATAGCCGCCCCAGCCGCCAATGTTCTTCGCTCCCTCTCCGGCGAACGGTCCGAGGAGCATGTTCAGTATGCCCTTGGTGACCGCCATCCCGCCTGACTCGCCGCTGCCGAGGCCACCCAATGCCCCCAGCAATCCACCGGGTCCACCGATACCTCCACCCAGCGCCAGTTGACCGAACGCTGGCATCATGCCGCCGAACATGCCCATTCCACCGGCATCAAACGAGCCGAACATCTTGCTGACCGTGCCCAGCAGCTTGAAGATCGTCTGCAGTTCACTGACGCCGGGGATGCTGCCGCCGATCTGGCCGAGTCCCCAATCGAGCGCTCCACCGACCAGGCCCATGCCGGGAATGTCACCGACGCCGACATGCCACGGTTCACCGGCTCTGATCCCCGAGCGCAATCCGAACTTCGATGCGTTGGCAACGATCCACGGGTACTGACTGGCCGGACCCAGGTCGGCAGCGTCACCGCGGGTATGCGCAGACGGTCCTCCCGTAGTCCGGTATCCCTTCTCCTTGAGCCGAGCCTGCATGGCGGTATCGCGCAGACCCGATGAGATACGCAGCCGCGGGTTGGCACGCATCATCGGCCCGAGCTTGGACTTCATGTTGGGACTCAACCCAGAGAGGCCGGTGCCTCCCAGCATGCCGTAGCCACCGCCAATGTCTCCGATGTCACCGGCACCGGCAGGCCAACCCTCGACATCGGCAGCAGGTGCAGCCATCATCGCGACCAACTGCATGATGTTGCCGATACCGCCGAAGCTCTGCAGCGCTGAGTCAACAGCACCGGCACCCATCTGAAGCCCGCCGAACAGCGCGTCCTCAATCGTGTCCGGCAAGTACTGGATGATGTTGCCGATTCCACCGGGACCGAGCAGCTTGGAGAACAGCGTCTCCTGGATTTGCCCCATCATCGAGTTGAACCACTGATTCATGGTTTCCCGAGTGACGTACTGAGGCGTCATCTTGCCGCCGACGTTCATCTCAGTGCGCGTCAACTCCGTCGTCGCACCTAGCCGAGCCTGCGCCAGGTTGCGCGTGTCGGGCGTGATCTCCATCGGCCCACCGCCAGTGGTGCCGGTCTTGTTCGCCTTCTGCAGGGCGTACGTCCACCAGTACTGACGCATCTCCTGGGGCACACCGTTGGCCTGGAACCAGGCGTCGATGTTGCTGCCAGGGAACTGCTGGGCGATCAACTCGCCGTAGTTGAACGGCTTGCCGCGGTTGCCACCGCCGCGCAGCCCTTCCAACCAACGCAGCGTGTCCTCAGCCCATTGTGACAACGACTTCTGTCGGCCACCGGCACCGATCATGCCCATCGCGCCACCGGTCAGCATCTGTGCCTGCTGCTGCGCCTGGGTGTTGGCGGCGAAGCCACCGATGTTCTGGATGATGCTGCCCATCTGCTCGCCGGGGTTGAGCAACTGTGCCTGCCGAACCCCGGCGAGCATTCCCGCCGCCCGTACTCCTTGACCAGCCTGACCACCGAAACCGAAGCCAGCGCCGAGTGACGGTAACACACTGAACAACTGCATCAGGTCGGTCGGTGTGCCCTGCACCTGACCTGGGAAGCGCGCCAGTTGACCCATGATGCTGGCAACGTCGGTGCCCTGCTGACGAGCGACCTGACTGAACGCACCGGCACTCGCCAGTGACACGTTGCGGTTGACGCCGATCCGGTCCCGCAGCCACTCGATCGGCATCATGCCGAGGCTGACCAGTGGACTCTCAAACTTCGACATGTAGCCGCCGAAGCCTGTCTCGCCACCAGGACGGCCACCACCGCTCACGCCACCAACGGCACCGGTCAGGTCGTTGACCGCCTGCAGTGCGCTGTTGGCCTGGTTCTCGATCTGACTGAGCGCCGAGTTGAACGGGTTGGCGGTGAAGCTGTTGTACTTCCCGAGCGCTCCCTGCAGGCCCCGCAGTTCGCCGGACAAGTCACCGATCGCAGACGAGAGGCTCTCGATCTGCGGATGGTTCATCCCGAACGACGCACCAACCAGGTGGGCCGGACTGGGCGCAGGCCAGTTGGGACCATTGGGTTCGTCAGGCACGACGCTCCCGCCTCCAGCGGATCACGTTCAGCCAATGGCTCCGTTGTCTCATCGTCATCGCTCGGATTTCGTTCAGGTTCCACCCTGGGTAGTTCAGGGCGATCACGTCGTAGTTGAGATACAGCGCTTGCTCGCTAGGGGCGAAAGATGTCCTGCCAGCCGAGCGCGATGGACTGCTCACCTCCGCAGGAAGCGCAGTTGGTGTGGACCACCAGGCTGATCGACGGCTGGCACTCGACCAACTTGCTCAGCAGCGCCTGACGATCCTTGATACCCAGGTTTCGGACGAAGGCTGTCGGGTCGGGGATGAGGTTCCCGTTGCGCTTGGTGACGCAGCGGCTGAGCATGATCGTGTTCTGCTCAGCCAACGTCGCCCCCTTGCGGCCGACAGCCTCTTCCTGGTCCGAGCCGATCGCCGGTCGGTAGTCGAGCACGTCGCCCTTGCTCGTGGTGAACGTGTAGATGTCCTTGATGTCACCGACCTCGCGGGGCTTGAAGTCCTCCGACAGGATCAGCGTCACGTCCTGCTCGGCCTGACACGCCGTGCAGACGAAGGAGATTTCCTTGTTGTCCCCGAACGAGGTTTGAGCGACCTTCATGAACAGTTGGTCGCGCTCACCGAGCAGCAGTTCACCGAGTGCGCCCTTGCGATCGTTCATCGGCATCGACCCGAAGTCGAAGGTGCCGATCGACTCGACCCCAAGAGCGATCACGGTGGTGAAGAAGGCGAGTTGATCGGGGACCTTCGCCAACACTTCCTCGTCGGCCCCCGTCAACTCACGGACGATGACCTCCCGGTGCCAGGAGCCGTTGTCATACAGACCCCTGGGCAGCCGGAAGATCACGTCTGGCGCGTCACCGATGATCGGTACTGGACCGGCCACGGCCTCCTTCGCACGGCGAAGCTCGTCCTGTGTGTTCCGATTCTGTTGTTCAGACTCAAATAAGTCAGTCACGTTGTGATACTCCTACTAGCTGAGGCGGACGCTGTTGTTGTTCGACGTGGTGCGCAGGTTCTGCGCATCGACGGTGCCGAAGAACGTCTCAAACCCCTCGTGGTGGACTTGCATTTGGTGGATCAGCACCTCGTTGCCCATGGCGTTGAGATTGTTGAAGCCGACCGAGGCAACCCAGGCGTTGTAGAAGGCGAACGCCATCACAGCGCCCGACGTGTCGCGAGTCGAACCCGACTCGGGACCATCGGTCACCGGGTGGTCGAGCACCCGTACCGCCATGTCGAAGCGGAACTCCTCGCCCATGCCGATCGTCCCCTGTCCCCACTGGACAGCGAACATCTGCTTGGCGAGCTTCCACATGCCTGGCTTGTTGTAGAACACCCCGGCGCTCATCGACAACGGTGAGAAGTCGGTCTGGCCGGGGAGCTTGTGTGGATTGGTGTTCCAGCCGCCCTCGCGGTACGCCACCATCTCGGTGTTCATGGCGATGCCTTCGACCGACATGAACCCCATCTCACCGATCTGGCGAGAGAGTGTGGCGTCCGAGTGGAACAGTTGGACCTGGAACTTGAAGTTGCGAACGGGATCGGCGCGAAGCCGGGTCCGATCCGCAAGGCTGGGTGCAGTTGGCATGCTGATACCTCCCTATGGATCAGGCCGCGGGCTGGACTTCGTTGGTGAAGGTGCCCTGATCGAACTGGGTGATGCGGATGATCACGAACTCGGCGGGGTACTCCAGCGCCACGCCGCATTCCATCCTCACCTCGCCCGACTGGATCACCGATGGTGTGTTGAGCGTGTCATCGCAGCGGATGAAGTACGCCAGGTCGGCGCTCGCACCGCGCAGACCGCCTGCCTCCCAGAGCGGGCGCAGGATGCGATCAGCGCTCATCCGCAGTGCGGACCACAAGCGCTGGTCGTTGTTCTCGAACACAGCGAACTGTGTCGAGCGCCGCATCACTTCCTTGATGTAGATCAGCGTGCGGCGAGCGCTGACATACCGGTCGGTGCCGTAGCTCTTGCGAGTGCGGCCGCCCATGCAGCAGATGCCAGCACCAACCACAGAGCGGATGACGTTGATGTTCTGAGCGTTGAGCGACCCAAGCTCGCTGTCGGTGAACTTGGTTTGGACACCGACTGCGTTGGTGAGTCCGGCGATGACACCGGCCGGAGCACGGAACACGCCGACCGTGGCGTCGATGCGGGCCATCATGCCCATCACCGCCCCGCCCGGTGGCACGTTGACCGTGGTGCCGACACGAGCCGGATGAGGGATGATGATCCACGGCCCGTAGCTGGCCGAGTAGCTGTCGCCTGTGTTGGCAGCCAGGTTCTGCTGGTTCTGCATCGTCGTCATGTAGCTGCCTGACGACGAGCCGGGGATGCGCGGCGGGCAGCAGTCGTTGACGATGAAGATGTCCTGGCGGTCAGAGAACGCCGTCGAGGGGATCGTGCCCGACACCCACTTGTCGGCGGCGAGCGCCGAGTCCTGCACGGACGAGTCGCTGAGATACCCAACGATGTTGAGCGTGATCGGACCCTCCAGCTTGGTCACGTTGGTCGCTGCCGTGACGAGTGTGGCCCCGTCAGGTGGTGCCGGATCGACACCGCCGTCGAGCGCCACGGCGCTCGATGTGGGCATCGGTCGTGGCTGCGCCTCGTTGAGATCGACCACCCGCACGTAGCGCGACCCGGCAGCCGAGTCGTTGAGCACGGAATCGACACGCCGTGTACCGGGCAGCGTGCCCTTGACCGACAGCGAGGGCCACGTCTCGACCACCTCGTCCACCCCGTTGGAGTTCTTGACGAGAATCTGGAGAGCGAACACGTCCTGGATGTCGGGGTCCAGCCCAACCGAGTCCTGGGTCACCAACTGGTACTTGATGTTCTCGCCCCAGGAGCCGACCGAGAGTGCGATCAGTGTGAAGCTCTGCAACGGGTCGCCGGTCGCGTTCTGACCGTTGACGGCAATCTCTGCCGAGACACCACCCTTGCCCGAAGCTGCGCTCACCGAGCGGATGACCCAGGCGAAGCGGCCACCGTTCTGGAAGAACGAGTAGACAGCGAACGGCAGGTATGACAACACCGAGGGCGGCGCTGTCGCTGGCGTACCAGTCATCGCTCCCGAAGCCCAGGCTCCGTTGTTGGCAGTCGCTCCTGTCGCCACCACCCACGCCGTGCCGTTCCACTGGTACCGGTAGAACGACGTACCCGACGCCGAGGGGAGG